TTCGCATGGGGTCAGACATATTACATGGTCGACGCGCCTTTCGTAGAAAATGCAGATCGCGATGCCACACGTGTTCTCGTTGACACAACTACCTCCGTTGGTATGTTTGCGTCTAACCTGTTCCGTGGCACGCGGGAGCAAGTCAGTGTTCCCGTTGTGGCAGTACCTTCAAGTCTGCTGCAAGATCTGTATCCCAAGGCAGCGGGTAGGGAAAGAAACAAGGAGTTACTTCGTTCGCTTGAGAGGTATGCAGCAATTGCTGTTCGTGAATCCGATCTCGTCCCACCCGCTTGTCGAGGAGTGGTGGCGTCGAAACTGGCTTTTCTGGCGCTGACGTATAATGCGGACGCAGAGATGGAGATGTATCGCACACATGTACCGGCGGCACTCGGTATTAATGCTGTGGCGGATCAAGCTTGGTCAGGTGGTCGAAGAACGCACGACCACACGTCCACGCTTGTTTGTGCCTCACTGGCCTTCCTTGCCTGGAGGACCAGGGGCTCATGGCAAAGTAAGTTGCGTGATGTGACTAACTTTGTATCCACTTACAGCAGCAGCCCAGGGAGATTCTTTACTTCGAGGGATGTTATGTGCGTGTATGCCAAAGAGTTCTACACTAAGGGTCGTATTGGACTAACAAACTTACTAGGCAGCGCTAGGTTCGCCAGTCTTGCCTTGTATAGTTTGTTGGGAACACTACCGTCTGGAGCACCTAGGGCCAGCATAGCCGACATAGTGGTCGGGGATACTGCTGTCCTTCAAGGAGGATCCTCTGGGGTCTTCTTAGGAGCGACCTTCATTTCTGCGACAGCTGAAGAGCTGTTCAAGAGGTTGCACCCTGTTGCTGAGATGAGTCTAATGACAGTTGAGTGTGCACACCATGGCATAGAGAGGTACTGGCCTACCTTCCTCTTGCATGCTGTATGTACGCGCCTCAACCTGTTTCATGGCGTAGTTTTACACACAGCTTGGAATTGTTACGTGACATCCAAGCTCAATCGTGTGGTCGGGTCGCAACATAACCCGCCGGATGACGTGTGTCTTGACGACCTTTCACTCCGATTGAACGAACCTGTAGCTGATGGCTGCACGATAGTTCATCGTGAAAACCTACCCCTTTTCGGGCCATTGCCCTGTCAGAAGCCGGGCAAGTCATGGTATTTTTGTGCCGTGAGCGTCGAAACTGTGGAGGTCACCACCTACCGGTCGTGTGTCTGTAACGAACGGGCAGCCATCATGTCACGTGTGACGGCTGTAGACACTACAGATAATGATGTCTGGGACCACTGGTGGTCCCAGGGTAGAAAGATGGGGATAGTAACCTGTCCGGATTACCAAAAGTGGTTTAGACACCTGCCTAGTCGGGCTAAAGGACTGGTTGACCGTGCTTCATCAACATCCGTACTGGATGGGCATGGCCAGACTATAAAGGCGTTTGTCAAGAGGGAAAAGGCCGTGACACAGATAAACCACACACCAGTAAAATCGAACCCCGCACCCCGCATCATACAAGGACGTTCCGTAGATGTCAAAATAGCCACTGGTCCCTTCACCTGGGCCTATGGTAAACGTTTGTCAACCGTCTACAATTCCGATGGAACTTTCATGTACACAGGAGGAGCAACTGCCGAGGAAATAGGCAGGTTCAAGGATCGCGCTTACTCGCGTCAGATGTGTGTCATCCCAACACACGATCAACCATATAGTAAGTGTGACCTCCGGTGGGTGGCGGTTGATTGCACGAGGTGGGACAGGTCGGTTGGCCCCGACCCCCTACGGAAACTGTACGAAGAGTACAGAGAAGTTGGGGCTCCAAAGGAGTGTCTCATAGCTCTCAGAGGTAGACACGGTAGAAGAACAGCGCAATCATCACGTGGATGGCACTTCACGAGAAAAGCGCAAGTTGCTTCGGGTGATGGCGACACTTCAGGCGGGAATTCCAGGGTGCATCTGGTTATGCTTGAGTCTTGTCAACACGTGCTAGCCGCGATGGTAAGTGGCGATGATGCACTGCTCTTGGTTTATCAGGGCACCGAAGATGCCGTGTGCGAACACTACCGACGAGGCGGTTTCACCCCTAAGCTTGCTAAGGAGGTGGACTTTTGCAGTTCGATTTTCTGGCCCACTTCTGATGGGTCAGTACTCGGCCCCAAGATTGGAAGAGTGCTAG